CCTCTGCTTTTCCTGTTTCAGGAATTCCAGTAACGATACCTTTAAGATATCCATCAAGTAAACTTGTTCCAGCAGCACCAGCAACAACTCTGTTTGCAACACTTTGTGTTACTCCCATTCCGACTGTTGATATGCCAGTTGTAGTAAGTATTTGGTCTGCTTTACCGTCAATTATTGAAACTCTAATTCCATTGGCATAACTACCAGGTGTTTTAGCAGCAATAACTGTTCCAGTTATGATATTGTCATCATAACCAAGTTGATTATAATGTGTGTCGCTTTTTATTAAAAGTTCAGGTGCTCCGTCTTCTGTTGCATTTTTCAATCCAGCATCATTTGCACGAATCACCTGCATTGTTCCACCATATGATAAGTAAGAAGATGCAACCATCCAATATTCATAGTGATTATCTATTGAATATGGTTGTCCAAAAGTCTGTAGCAGATCTTCTTCATTTTCAATAAGTTGTGGTTCCTCTACAGGACCTTTTGTAAATGGAGCAACTAACGCACCGATAGAACCGCTTGTAGCGTCTACGTTTCCGATTGTTAGATCGACTTCTCTTACTAGGACACCAGGAGAGGCTAAATTTACCGCCATCTTGTATTCTCCGATCTCAGGAATATTTTTCTGAAATTATTTATTAAAATACCCTTTTTCAGCGGGGAAACGGTGCATGAACTACCAATCTGGATATTCCCATCTCTTTATATCAACTTTTTTTTTGATTTTTTTACTCTTGATATTGTACAAGTTTTACATTCGTATGAATAAGAGGATTGAATACTTTTATTCTTTCTTATTAGATAGAAACCATCTATCAAATCTTTAGTTTTACCACAAACACGACACTTCCTTTCAGTTAGAACAAAATGATCTAGTTCAAGTTGTTCATCAAAATCCATTATAGAACTTGAATTACTCCATTACAATCTGGAATATCTTGCATAATTTTGTTTTCAATACCTTGTTTAAGTGTCATTGCACTCATTGCACAACTTGTACAAGCACCACCTAATCGAACTTTAACATAGTTTGTACCCTCTTCTATCTCTACAAATTCTACAAATCCTCCATCTGCTTCAATATACGGAGCAATTTCAGATAAAGATTCAATTACATTACTAGCAGTTAAGTCCATTACATATAATCCCACATATAGGAACGATCACCATATTCATCAGTATGCCACAAATCTCCATCCTTGTCAACAAAAGAAGTATCATCTAATCCATCAGACATAAAACCAAACGGTGCCATATCTTGTTCAATTTGATTTTTTTGTTCTTCATATATTCTTTTTCTGACATCATTATCAGTCATCTCTTTAAAATAATCCTGTGCAACTAACCAAGCAAATATTACTAAACACATTGCTAGGTCATCATTACATCCCTCTTCTGCTTCAAATGAATTGTGTTTTTGAGAAAAGGTGGTTAATTCTGATATGATATCATAGTCAATTATAAGTATCTTATCATCTTCTAATAGTGTTTTAAGATTAGAACAACCTAATTTTTTAACTGCTTGTGTAGTTCTTACTCCTAATTGTGATCTCTTACCACTAAATCCAGCACCAACAACCTGACCTGCACGACCTCTTTGAGAACACATCAATAAATTATCATACTCTAAATCATAATTTAATATAGATGCAACTTGGTCTCCAATATCATTTACCTCACATAATATAAATGCTTTATTATATGCTTTACCAATATCATCAATAATACTTGGAAATAGCATTGGTTTGATTTCATTGTTTCGATATTTTGCAACTGCTTTATATGGGAAGTTAGTTATATCGAAAACAATAAATGCTGAATAGTCATTACCTAAACCACGAGCAACGTCAACTGTAATCAAATAATTATGATCTTTTTGAGGTGCTTCATATACATCTAATCCTGCATTTTTTTGAATCGGACTTTCATATACAAGATTTTTTAATTTTGATGTACTGATTAAAGTATTAACAGATCCAAGAAACTCACACTCAAACTCAACTTTAAATTGCTGTTCAGATGTGTTTGCGATTGTTTGTTCTTTCCAAGTTTCATCACGACCTGGTACTTCAGACCAATGAACTTCTGTTGGTACATATTCATTTTTATTTCTCTCGGCATCATGCCACATTCGATAAAAATGATTCATACCTCTTGGGGTAGAAACAATTATGACTTTTGATTTTTGACCAGAACTAATAGTAGGATATACAGAAGCAAAAAAGTCGTCGGCAATATGATTTGGTATAAAGGCGAACTCATCAAGAAAAATAACGTTGTAAGAACCCCCACGAACAGCCGAAGAAGAAGTCGAGTTAGCTGATATTTTTGAACCATTTTCTAATTCTAAAGATCCTTTATTCCATGATATGATACCTTGTTGCATCCATCTTGGTAAATTTTCATATGCAAGTTGTAGTCTGCCTAATAAATCACGGGCAGTAGAAGCTTTGTTTGCAAGTATAGCAATATTAACATTATCATTAAAAATCGCATAATGTAAGAGATATGATACAACCGTTGTCGATTTACCTGTCTGCCGAGGCATCTTACATATGTTGAAACGGTTCTCATGGAAATTTTGAATTAACTTTTTTTGAAAAGGATATTGCTTGAACGGAACTAAACCCTCATCAAGAGATACTATTTTGATATAATTATTTGCAAAATATACTGGATCATTTTTACATTTTAAAAATTCAACAATATTCTCCTGTGTAAATTCAATAGGAGTATTTGCCTTTTTTAAATTAGGATTACCAAGATATACTTCACTCATTTATCAATTATGAAATAGTAAATGCCACCTTAACTACTTTGACACTTCCACCATTTGATGCTGCAGTTAATGTATCTGTAAAATCTTTTTCAATTACAATTGATTGTAATGTACCTAAAGTAAAACTACCAATTGTAGTTCCACCTGAATCTTTTCTTGTTATGACTAACGCTGCGGAATGACCATTGTAAAGTCTTACCACACTAGCTGAGTCAACATTTGAAGCAGATGATAAATCACCCTCTGCTGCTAAGACTTTAATTAACATAATTCTAAACTTTATTGACTATTTATGTTATGTTCTTATTATGCTTTTTTTAACTTTGCAGTTAATCTTTTCAGTTTCGTGTAATCGCCAGGTTTATCAGGGTTTAACTCAGGATATGCTTTTAAGACATCTCTATCAATTTTACCTGTATATTTTTTCTTTGCTTGAGGTAAAGAGAAATTAAAAGGCACAGGATATTTACTTCTAAATTTTCTATTTTCTTTTTTAATAATGTCAGGTGTTCTTATAAATCTTAAATCAGATTTATATACATCGAATTGTTTTGGAGTGACTGGTTCTGGAAGTTCTTCCATCAACTGTTTAAATGTTTTCATCAGCAGTTCCACCTTCTAAGTGCCTTGTTTATTCTTGAATCTGGATCTCTTCTTGTTTTTGCAGAAGTAAGTTTCTTCTTCATACCTTTCATTCTTCTACAGAATGATAGTCTTCTCTTTGCAGATTTAGATCCTTTCTTTAATTTAGATGGTTTAGTTGTTACAGCAGTTTGTAATTTAGAACCAGGATTTTCACGACGATATGCCTTGACTGCCTTTTTACTTAAACCATCAGTCTTATCTTTACGATTAACCTTTTGCCAATCTTCATCTAAATCTTCTCTCCAGTTAGATGGAGATGGTCTTAGTGGTTTTGGTTTGATGATATCTACTGTTTCAACTTCTGTAAATTTAATATCATCTTTATTCCAATCTTGAATTAACAATTCACTTTCAATCGCAGTCATCTCTTTCAAAGCTTTTGCCAATTTTTTAGACTGTCCTAAATGTGTCATAGAGCCATCTTTTAGTGCCTTGATTAATTTCTTTACAAATGGTATATCTTTTTTATCTAATACTTCAGGTAAAAAAGCATCACTTATTACCTTCTCAGGTAGTTTAGCATGTTTAGTAGACGCATATTTTTTTGCATCTTTTTTACTCATTCCTTTAGCTGCCTTTTTAACTTCATCTGAAGCATTTGGCATTTCACCTTTTATATACGCATAAACCATACCCATAAATCTTTGTTGACTTTTAGATAATGCCTTTTCAGAAACGATTTCACCCTCTAATTCATTTGACAAATATAAATCCCTATAATCAACAGGAGATTTCACACCTTTTGGTAATGCCATATTTTTAGGATTTTTAGGTGTCTTTGGTATTGTTGTTTTTTCACTTACAAATTCATCGTTTAAGTCACTCTTTTCTTTATCAATAGGATTACCAGGTGGTAAAAATAATTGACTTGGTACTTTATCTAATGGATTAAAATCACCTGTTTTTTTAAATATTTTTTTTATTTTTTTTCCTATGTTTCTTATTTCGTTTATTTCGGAAGAAGTATCCTTTACTTCTTCTTCTTGGACTTTTTTACGCAGTTTGGATACCTCTTACCAAACATAGTTTTCATGCCTTTCTTTTCGTAACCTGGCCAACACTTCTCATCAAGTTCTTGTCTCCAATCGGAAAATCCTTCCATAGTGGTTGATATACCAATTAAATCCTTAGAAATATTTTTTATAAAAACAGTTTGACTATCACCAGTTAAAGGTAAATTAAAACTCGCTGCTACTGCAGTTGTAGTTCCTGTTCCACATGAAATAACACTTGCACTTGTTGGTTTCTTAAATATAACTTCTTGATTATCAAAAAATGGATGATTAGGAATAAAGATACTCTTTGAAGGAACAGAGATTACTTTTGATCTTTCACCAGTTGTAAATGATTTTGCTAATCCGATGGCAACTCCAGCCGTGGTACCGACACCAACTTGCTCTTCTGGATTGAAAAAGACTATATCGTTAATCTTAGATTCAAATGGTGATGTAATTAAATCTATATCAAAACTATCTGGAACGGTAAAGACTGGTGTGGAAAGAGTATGAGCAGCACCCACAACACCTCTCTTAACTCTTAAAATTCCTCTTTCATTAAATGTGTTTAAAACTAATAAACTCTCTGTTCCAATACCAATACTGCTTCCTGCAGACACTACATCTGGTATTTTAGAAACATAAATGTCTGTTACAATACCAGCAGTGGCATTTGCTCCTAATTCTTTATACAATACAACTCTCTCTGATGAAACACCAATTTTATGAGAATCAGTCAGTTTAGGAATACTTGTGGATAATCCAGAAATGGCAATCGTATCATTATTTGAAAGAGTATGAGAAGTTGATATAAAAGCAGTTACTTGATTGTCATTCTTTCGTACATATACGACATTTGTATAGGTCTCTACAGTTGTATCGACACTAGTAATAGTTTTACCCTCAACATGTGATACAAGGGCACTGGCTCCTCCTCCAGAGGTGTTTATATTATCAAAGTTAAGAGTGTTTCCTACCTTATAATCACTACCTGCTTCAACAATTTGAAAACCTTCAATTCTACCTCTGGTTACTGATTCAACTATTGAACTTTGCTCTACTATTTCATTTGATTCTATTAAGAAATCGTTATCTGCAAAATCATCAGAAACTTTGTATGGTAATGTATTTCTAATAATATTGGATGTATTGAAATCAAATGTGCTTTGATCTATTAAGAAATTATCTTCAATTGGTTCAGATCTATAAGTGTCCCCAATAAAATATGGAAATTTTGGAATTTGATTTCCTTGAGTACCAGTCTGTATACCAACGAAGTATGCGTATACTCCGTTTGGATAATCAGGAGTTTTTGTAAATCTACCATTACTTGCATCCAAATCTCCATCATCAGTATATTTGTAATCTTCAACAAAAAATCCAGACGAAAATGTTGGTCTGTTAATTACATTTGAAGTATCTAATGTGTAACTTGTATTTAATATTTTTACTGGTGAGTTTGTATCATCTGGATCACTATATCCATATGGCCCATAGATAGGATTACCATCATATGCCCAACCTATAATCGGTGAGTGACCCCCACCAGTGTCTCCTAATTCAGTTCCATAAATTGAAGTATTATATCCAACAACAGCATATTGTAAATTAGTAACTGATTCTTGTAGTAAAATTTCATCATCATATCTTTCAAGGTTGTTTAATGATAACGATCTAACAGAGGGTTCAAATATCTGACCAATACCAGCAGATTTAACTATGATTTCAGGTGCAGATGTATATCCGATACCGGGATTAATTATCTTAACATCAGTGATTTTTCCATTTTCAATTACAGGTCTTAATCTACCGCCAATACCAGACCCAATTCCTACAACTTCTAAATCAGGGGGTGAAAAATATTCTTTTCCTCCAAATTTAACATCAGTTGCAATAATTTTACCGTTAGATATTACAACATCTATCTCAGCTTCTTTACCATTCTGTATTTTTACACTTGGTTTTTTCTCAAAGTTTAGTATGGTGGATCCATAATTTGAACCACTTTCATACAAATAATTGTCAATAATATTTCCACGAACAACAGGTGTAACAACAAGAGATTCTGTCAATGCAATAGAGACAGGTGAATATACTGCATTAACAGTTAGAACTATGGGAGGGAAAGAAAATTCTTGTAGACCAGTTCCTGTTGTTGTAAATTTAACATAGTCATTTCTTTCATAATCGTTATCAGATGTACTTGCAAGTCTAAATGTATCGTTATCTAATTTTATTACACGGTATTGATTAGATGTACTCAACCCAGATATAATTGATCCACCCGCAGCAAAATTATATTCAATAGTATCTCCACTAATGAATCCATGATCATTGAAATTAATTGTGTTGTTAATTATTGATACAGCAGATGGTTTTACAATTAATTTACGATTGATGTAATCTGAACCAGCGTTCTCAACTATAACAGATCTTAAATGATTTTTAGCATTTAATAATTTAAATTTATGTGTTCCTTGAGTGTTAACTGTCGTGAATCCCACAGTATTAACACCAGCATTGTAATCAGAAAAACTTTCAAATAATTTTATAGAACTTATTCCAACAACTTCTGGATAATAAACAGACCCATTTGATAAAAATCTATTTTGATCAGCATTGTTAGATGTATGGATACCAGCAAGAATTGTTGATATACCTAAAGATGCATTTTCATTATTATCGTAAACTAATGGTTCTCCACTTAATAAATTATGACCACCATTGATTGTTATAACATCTGTGTTAATATTAACTCCACCACCAATAGTTGATTGTCTACCATCAAAAGATATTTCTCTAACTCTTTTTGTAACAACTGGTCTTAAAGATGCACCTGATCCACCTCCACCACTTATTGTAATTGATAGAACTTTTTCGATATCAAAATTTTGTTGGTCTACTATTACCTCTTTAAGAGATCCTGATATGACTGGTTGAACTAATGCAGTGGTTCCTGCTGCAACTTGAGGTATTACAACTTTAGGAAGATCAATAACATCAAAGTTTGTTCCACCATTTAGTATATTAATTTTAGATAATGGGCCATAATAAATTTTATCATCTGATTTGTAGTTTATAACCTCAACACCATTAATTAAAATACCAGTTGCACCGGGACTTGTTGGAGTTGATTTACCTGATTTAATATTAGGTTCTACAGGAAACTTTTTAAGTATTTTTTGAACACCGATCTGTTCATTTTTGTGTCTTAACAAAACAAATTTGTGACTTCCAGAAGAAATTCCTACATTTGTAAATTCTAAGTATGGTGGATTTGCTTCATCTACATCTGTAACGGTAATAAATGACCTTGATGGAAATAATCTAATTATTTTATCTATACCATTAGATGCTGTTAATTTTTCGACATAGTAAACACCACCACTAGTATCAAGTCCTACTAGTGGATCACCACTGGGAATATATGCAATCGCATCACCTGTGATGAAATCGACAGCATCATTAAATTGAATCTGTGAAAACAATTCAGTTGTATTATTTTTTTGTAAAAGATCACCAACTCCAGT